AGACTTCTGCGCAGAGGGAAGCGATCTCTCGCCGCTCTTCTGCGCTCGGGTAAAAAAAGATGCGTTGGTATAAGCTCCGATGACCTTCTGGGTCAGGTCTAGCGATTCGAACACCAGAGTGGCCACGGCCTTGCCATCCATCTTCTTCTGCTCTGTCTCGTAGAAGTTGTGATCAGTGATGATAAGCGGCAACAAGTCCTTGAAGAACTCCATCAGGGCCTTCTCGCCTTTCTCATAGGCTTCCTTGAGCTCCATCATTTCCAGCGTTGGGATTTCCCGAAGCTCAATATAAGCCTCATCGTCTTTCTCCAGTCCTACGAGGGTTCCGACTTCGATGCGCACCTTCTGGATGCACTTGTCATAGTTTCTTGATTTGATGAACATTTCCTTTACGCTCCATATGCTGACGAGGTTTTGTCAGTAATTACTATTGTCACTGGCTCATCGTTTCCGACTGATAATGCTTCTCCTGCCACCGTGGCCGAGATAAGCCCTGTTCCACCCACCGATGCATCAATGTCGTTGATGGCAAGGTTCGGGATGGTGATCTCAAAGGTGTAATCCGTATTGGATGAACCGAAGGTCAGAACCAAGGAAGCATTGGATTCTGTGGTAAGGTATGTGCTCTTGAGGTTATCCACGGAAGCTGAGTACGGAATCTCGAAGCTGATGGTCACGCTTCGCTGGCCATGCTGTGGCTGTCCCGGATACAGGCCCGAGGCATAGGTCTTCGGTGCATCCTCGATTGCATTGTCCAGCTTGAACGATGCGCTTGAGATATCAAACGTAGTGCCGCCTATGGTGAAGGTTGCTGCAGTGCATCTGTAGGATGGGATAGTGAAACCAGTAAGAGATGCATTGAGCGTCCCTGACTCTTCCTTCACTCCCTTGAACTCCACTGAGCCTTTCACATAGTCACCTGCAGCGCAATCTAATGAGAGCGTTGAGATGGTGCATCCCGGATACTTCTTCACCGCGGCCTTTCGGTTCACCACCAGGGTCAGGCTTGGCAGATCAGCATTGGCTGCGCAGAGATGCATCGTATGGGTATGCTTATCTGTCGAGCCTACCTGCTCTGCAGTATCTGCTCCGCCAAGGGCTGCGTGAACCAGAAGTCCGGCAAACTCAGGACGAAGAATAAAACTAACAGATCCTCCTGCAGAGATACCCATCAGATCTCTCGACTGCGGTGTCTTTGATGCTAACAGAGACCCTTCATCGTTCTTCTCGACTGAGAGCTTCAGGCTCTCGCTTGTGATGTCCACCAGCGCTGAAGGCGTAACCCCCGTGCCGAAGGCGGACTCCTTTCCCATCTGCAGGCTTGTCCCTGCTCCTGTTAAAAATGACACTGTGTGCCTCCTAGAATTCTTTTGACCACTGCATCTGCAAATGGACCTCTATTGCCGTCATTGTCCTGCTGGCGCTGACCTGCGGGAAATAATCCATGTCCGTCACCATCAGGCCTTCAATGTATCCGCTTAATGTCTGATTGCTTCTCAGCATCCTGTATAGCGCCGAGTAATAGCCAAAGACCTTGTGAATCAATGCTGAGCTTCTTGCTCCCTTGCAAAGGATGAACACCGAGGCATTCATGGTAGCGATGTCGCTTGACATGCTCAGCGCCTCGAGGCTCTCATTATCCGGCTGGATATAGAGCATCGAGTTCTTCCTCATGCTGTCAGGGTCTGGGAAGTCAATCTCGATATTGCTTGCATCAATGCTCTCTGGTGCAATATTGCCCTGAGTTTCTATATAGCTATTTAATTGAGAGACCATCGTTGCCTTGAGCCTCTCAAGCACCTGCATTTCTGTCTTCATCTTGCCTTCCCCTTTGCTTTCTTCTCAATCTTCACGACTTCCTTCTCCACCAGCTGGTCAAGCTTCTGCCTGAATGCCGCACTCTGGAGGTATGCCTTCACCGGGGATGAGACGAAGTCCCGCTCGGGCAGTTTCACCGAGTGTACCTTCACCCATTTGCCATCAGCCTGAAATGTCAGGTATTCTCCCTTCCTGGCAGTAATCAGAGAGCCCTTTGCAAGCGCATAGCCATAGAAGACATTGTCCTTGGACCGTGCCTTGGCCTGTACGATGACTGCCTTACCGTTCCTCAGCACCTTGCGCTCGATGCTCTTGTAAAGCATTCCGGAGCGTTTGCTGAGACCGGCTTCCTTATAGCCTTTCTTTACCGGGCTCTTGGCAGCAGTGCCCACACCTGAGAGGATGTGCCTCATCACCGTGGTCTTCTTCCCGCCAAGCTCGGTGAGCATCCTGATAGGCTCAGAAATATCTGTCTCTATGGAAAGCTCGTTGGCCTTGCCTGTCTTTTTCCTTGAACCGAGTGCCATCTAGAACCCCACAGTACGGAGAGGGTCCAAGGGCTGAAGATACTTCCTGTAGTTGCTGTAGTTGATGAATGTCCGGCTGTTGCCGTCAAAGCTCTTGCCAGTAAGCCCTATGTTCCCGCCTGACTCAGAGAGCATAAGCGTCGCCACCCTGAGGATAGAGAGCCTGACCACCTCCGGAATCTCAGTGGCTTCCCATTTCTCTTCTGCCTCAAAGCCAAGATACCCATCGCAGATCTCCTGGGCTGACTTGAGGAACATGGTCTTGATGGTCACGGCATCAACCGAGTCCTCGAAGTTCCCGCTATAGGCATTAAACTGCGCGATGCTTACAATCATGTTCATCTCCAATTTCAAAACCGGCATCTCAGGATTACTCCCAAGATGCCTTGTGTCTGTTACTCTGAAAGAATGCCTGCAGTCCGTAGCTTGGCAAGAAGCGCGTTGAAGTCAGTCAGTAAACCTGCCGCATCAACCGCCACGCTGTCAGCCTGAGAGGCTGCCTTCTTCACACCACCAATCTTCGTGGTTGTCGCCGTTGGCAAGGTATAGGCAGAAGTCTGCAGTCCTTCGACCGTAGCCCCTGCATCAACCTTGATCTTGCCGCCGGAGAGGATTTCAATCTCCCCGCCGATGACCGTCTTCTCCCCGCCCTGGGCGGTGTAGTTCTTTGAGTTATAGCTCATACTCTACCTCCCATCAGGCGTGTTGTTGGAGAACCTTGATGGACTCAGAGAGCGTCAGCTTGCCGTCGACCCTCTGTGACCCAAGGAAACCGACCTGTCCGTTCGGAGCATAAAGCTCGCCTAGGCGCTTGAAGGAACGACCCTGACGGTCTGCAATCCAGTAATAGGAATAATCACCAAAGGCGATTGTCTTGGCTCCCGCCACAAGGGTCGGCATGTAGGCCGAGGTCATTACGGGGCGACTGAGAATGGTATCGGGAGTCCCTGCGGTCAGCGAAGGCTGCCAGAGGTAGTTGCCGTTGCCGTCCTTCAGCTTGCGGATGGCCTTGATGGTGGAATCATTGAGAATCCATACAGCGTTCTTGCGGTACGGTGTGTTGAGACTGTAGTAGAGATCCATCAGTTCGTCTACGGTGATTGCAGTCGCTCCTGCAGAGGTCACGCCAACATCAGCACCTCCTGTGGAATTGAGAATCCCGTTGGGCTTGCCTGTTCCGTTACCCGTGAAGAAAGCTTCCTCCTCCTTATTGCCGATGCGACGTGCAAACTCCTTGGCGATGTATCCCTCGAGGTCGAACACATTGTCGTTCAGCAGTTCCTCGGAAACCTTAATCATGGTCCCAAGCTTGTAAGCCCCTATGGTCACCTGCCCGAAAGCATCATCGCTCTCAGTGAAAGCGCCTTCCTCGTCAATCCATGAAGCGGTACCCTTGGACGAGACCACCGGAATCTTCCTGTCGCCACTTGAGGTCTGGATGATGGTCGCCAGCTGACGGAAGATGTTCTCCTCGGTCAATGCCTCGACAAGCTTATGCTCGAACTCGTCAGGAACCAGATACCCGCCCTCGCTGTCGGTGCCAATCTGAAGCGCATTCATCACGCTCGGCATTGAAGCCTTGTTGCGCATATGGCTCCAGAATGAAGACCTATACTCGTCAGCAGCCCTGCCTGATTTCATCGCCATGCCAGCATCCGGCCTGCCGATGATGGGCTTGTTGACGGGCTTGCCAAGCTCTGCATCAAGAGCTTCCTGGCGCTCCATGCGCGACACTTCCTTGCCAAGGTCGCTGACTTCCTGCTCCATGCGCGAGTAGGTGGCGTCATCCTCTGCGGTAAGCGTGCCCTTATCGGTCCTGTGTGAATCCAAGAAGCTCTTGCAGGCCTCCCAGGCCTTTGCTCTTTTCTCTCTCATTTCAAGAATAGTCATTTGCTATCTCTCCTTTTCAGTATTTCATGAGTCTCAGGCGTTCCATGAGGGAATCGACCGAGCGTCCTTCCTTGATTGGCTTCGGCATGATCTTGTTCAGAAGTGCGGCATCCGCCGCCTTGCTGGAAAACATCACAGGCTCTGGATCAGCATTCTCGCCAGCGCTTTCCTCGCGCCTGAGGATGTCATCGCAGAACCCCATTTCCTTGGCCTTGTTTGCGTCCATCCAGGTCTCCGCATCCATGAGATGCGAGAGCTTTGCCCTGGACTGACCTGTCTTTATCTCGTATGCGTTGATGATTGATTCCTTGACGCTGGAAAGCATGTCGATTGCCTTCTGCATTTCCTTGGAATCACCCATAGCCATCGTCAGAGGGTTGTGGATCATCATCATCGACACCGGGCTCATCAGCACGCGTGTACCTGCCATAGCGATGACCGAGGCGGCGGAAGCCGCCATGCCATCAATCTTGACGGTCACATTGTGCGGATAAGAAATCAGCATGTTGTATATCTGCGCAGCCGCCACGCAGTCACCGCCTGGGGAATTGATCCAGATCGTGATGTCACCGCCTCCTGCCTCAAGTTCATCCTTGAACAGCTTTGGGGTGACATCATCGTCAAACCAGCTTTCCTCGGCGATTGTC